AACCCAGACAATCCTGTAAAAGGACAAGTTTGGTATAACACTACAGACCAAGTTTTAAGAGGAGCATTATTTACAGCAGCTTGGGCAACTGGTGGAAATATGAGTCTTGGAAGACGTGAGTTAGGAGCTGCCAATCAAGCACCTGGACACAGTGCAGGATTAGTTTTTGGTGGATATAAAACACCACCTACTGGTCCTACCAACGCAACAGAAGAATACGATGGTTCGTCTTGGACTAACGGTGGTAACATGACAACTTCTAGACAACGATTAGCTGGTGCTGGAACGCAAACCGCAGGATTAGCTTTTGGTGGTGGTTACCCTCCAACGAATCACGCTGAAACTGAAGAGTATGATGGTTCATCTTGGACTAACGGTGGAAACTTAGGAACAGCTAGAGGAAGATTAGGAGGGTCAGGAATTCAAACTGCAGGATTGGCTTTTGGTGGATCCACTGTAGCTGAACCCCCTTCAAAAACAAATGCAACAGAAGAATACGATGGCTCATCTTGGACAGCTGGTGGAAACTTAGCAACACCTAGATTTATGTTAGGTGGCGGAGGAACACAAACGGCAGGGATAGCTTTTGGTGGTAATACAAACCCACCTCCAGGAGGGACAAACGCAACCGAAGAATATGGTGGCACAAGTTGGACAAGCGGTGGAAATTTAGGAACAGCACGATATTTATTATCAGGATCAGGTTCTCAAGATGCAGCGCTAGCGGCTGGAGGAAATGATGGAAGTGAATCTTCAGCATGCGAACTATATGATGGAAGTTCTTGGACGGCAACCACAAGCATGAACGCAACAGCATCTTATGCAGCAGGTAGTGGAACAAATAATAGTTTAAATTTAAATATGGGTGGTAATGCGTATAAAACTGCCACAGAAGAATTTACAAGAGGGGTATCAGTAAAAACAATTACTGGAACTTAATAATTGACTTTTATACAGAAAGAAGTATAAAGAAAACAGAATGGATAAAGAGTATAGTAACATTACACCTTTAATTGAAAAAGAAGAAAACCATCTTCATAATATTTTGCCGAAAGAAGATGTGCAAGATTTTAAAGGAATGATTAGTGAGCTTAGAGACACTTGGAATAAAAAACAAATATTTAGAACAGAAACAGAAATGAGAATGTCTGTTCTTCAAGACTATAAATATCCAACTAGAGCTTCAAAATACTGGCAGTGTGTTAGAGAACAAAATGTTTTTTTAGAACAATTAATGGAACTGTCTTTTAGATATAGAAGAGATGCAGCTAAAATAAAAAGACTTGAAAAGAAAATTCAAGAGGAGAAAGACGAGTATAAAAAAGAATTGTATCAAATTGATCTTGATGAAAAAAGATTTAATCAAGCTAGTTCTGAACTAGTTGCTAAAGATAGAATGAGAGAATTAAAAATGTGGTCTAAAATTAAAAAAGAATTAAATGATGGTAGCTTTGATGATAAAAACGTGAATACTCATCAAATGAATTCTTACCATCAGATAATGAAAAATAAAGCTTCTACTCTTACAGAAGGATCTTCACAACCAGAAGTGTTTAACGTAATGGGTCAATTAGAAACTATTGAAAGGATAAAGTCAGATGGTCAACTACAGAGCGATACTAGAGAGGCGCTTCCAAAAGAAGGTTCTCTCAAAGCTACATCGGACTAAAAATATTTGTTTTTTAACATCGTTACCAAGATCTGGTAATACTTTGTTTGCATCTATCGTAAATCAAAATCCTAGAATAGCGTGCACCGCAAACTCCATAACTTTAGAAATTATGAAAGTTATCTATCTTTTAAAAGAAGAGGAGACTTTTAAAAATTATCCTGACCATAAATCTTTAGACAATGTTTTAAGTATGGTCTTTTCACATTTTTATAAAGACTGGCCACAAGGGACAATAATAGATAGAGGTCCAGCCCTGAGTTCAGGTAATCTATTTTTATTAAAACAACATCTTGGCCAACCCATACAATGTATTATTTTATGGAGAGATCTTATGGATGTTTTAGCCTCGTATATTAAGTGGTTTGAAAATGAGCCCACAGCTTTTATAAACAAAGGTCTTAACACCATAGAAGAAAAACTTGAAGATTTAATGCATCCACAAGGTGGTATTGCAAAAACTTTAAACTCTATTCAGAGTGCTATGAAGGAGAAAGAAAAATATCTTTTTATAAGATATGAAGACTTAGTAAACAATCCTGAGATTATAATGAAACAAGTCTATGCTTATTTAAAAATGCCTTATTATCCACACCGATATCATTCTTTGTCTCAATTTAAATTAAATGGAATCGAATATAATGATACTGTTGTCGGTAACAATCTTCATACCATTAGAGACAACATATCCATCGAACACAATGAATACAAAAAAATGATACCAGAGAGTATTATAAAAAAATATGGGCACATTAAATTATGAGAATATTAGTATTTGGTTTACCAGGATCAGGTAAGACAACTTTTGCGAGACAGTTGTCTGCAGGTTACGCCTACTTTAACGCTGATGAAGTTAGAAAGATGTTTAACGATTGGGATTTTTCTGCAGAGGGTAGAACAAGACAAGCACAGAGAATGGGTTGTTTATCGTCTTTAGTTGATGGACCTTGTGTCGTAGATTTTATTTGTCCGTTTGACGAGGACAGACTTGAGTATGATGTAAGAGTTTGGATGAATACAATTAAAAAGGGTAGATTTGATGACACAAATAAAATGTTTGAAAAACCAACACATTGTCATTTTGAAATTACTAATTTTGACTATCAAAATATAATAAAGGAAATACGTGATAAACTATAAAAAACCCACAGCTCAAATGTTAGGAAGATATCAACCCTTTCACGATGGGCATTTTGAATTATTTAAAAAAGCTCTAGAAAAAACTGGCCAAGTTGTTATAATGGTTAGAACGTGTGAGGGAGAAAATAACCCCTATCCGTTTAAAACAGTAAGACGAAAGATCATGAAGAAACTTAAAAACTACAGAAATAAATTTGATGTTGTTAGAGTGCCTAACATAACAAACATTTGTTATGGTAGAGATGTTGGCTATAAAATAGAAAAGATATCTCTTCCAAAAGAAATAGAAAGTATATCTGCAACAAAAATTAGAGGTAGTAATGCACAGTAATATAATTCCGTTAGGTCAGTATGTAATGCACACTCAAGTTCCCGTTGAAATATTTAACAATATTAATAGTATTTATGAAACTAAATTTAAAGATTTAAGACCAGCTAACAAACAACTTGTAGGTAAAATAAAAAATGAACACTCTTTGTATTACTCTGGTGTTAATAGTGACAAACAGACTAGTCATAATTTTTTATCTCAATATGTCTTAGACTGGTTTTTATCTGTGTATGCAGAGTATTTAAATATTAAAAGAATAATTCCAATGGAAATGAAAATAAGTTCTATTTGGGTTAATGAAATGACAGATAACGAATACAATCCTGTTCACATTCATCAAGGATCAATTTTTACTGGTCTATCTTCGGTTATGATTTTAAAATTACCATCTCATTATGGTGAGGAATATTCAGCAGGTGATCAACCTTGTAATGGAAAACTACAAATAATAGGTAACTCAAATGGTCAGTTTGCTTCTACAGACTATCAGCCAGAATTAAAGATAGGAGACTTTTATATTTTTCCATACGATATGCGCCACACAGTTTTTCCTTTTAACAGCACAAATCAAGTTAGAAGAACTTTAGCTGCTAATTGTGACATTCGATATGATCAAGTTAAATATAGAGCAGCAGGAAAGTAACTATGACAATAAAAGAACCTAACTGGAAATCTTGGATAGTTGAAACAACCGAACCAATTTTTACTAAAGAACAATGTGAATTAATATGTAAACTAGGAAGATCTAGACCACCGCAAAATGCACAAATAGGTATAGGGTCTGCTGGAGTGTATGATACAAAAACTCGAACATCTCACATTAGTTGGATTCCTTTTGATGGAGAAGTAGCAACACCTATGTACAGAAGATTAAATGAAATTATGCAGCAAACAAATAGAAGACATTTTGGTTTTGAAAACATGCAAATAACCGAACAAGCACAATACACAGAATATCCAGAGGGTGGTTTTTACGATTGGCATATGGACTGCGATTTGGTTATGAAGAATGAGCCACCTGTAAGAAAAATATCTATGACTTTAATTCTATCTAGTCCAGATGAATTTGAAGGAGGAGGGTTAGAGATAGCTAAACCAAATCAAATCGTTAGACCTAAACAAGGTCATGCTATATTTTTTGCCAGTTTTATAAATCATAGAGTTATTCCAGTAACAAAAGGTTTAAGAAAATCTTTAGTTATGTGGTTTGGAGGAGAGCCCTTTAAATGATTAAAGCAGGTTTCTTTCCAACTTTTATCTACGCTAAAGATCTTAATCTCGATATTAAACTTTTTGAAAAAGAAATTTTAGAATGGTCTAAAAGAGATAAAGGTTTAACAAAAACTAACGTGAAAGGTTGGCACAGTCAAACCAATATGCAAACAATGCCAGTGTTCAAACCTTTAATAGATGAATTATATAAAATGCAACAAGAAATTTATAAAGAAGAAATGTTAGATAAGGAACCTTCTTTAGGAAACATGTGGGCTAATATAAATTATAAAGATGGTTTTAATAGACCTCACGTTCATGCTAATAGTTTTTTTAGTGGAGCTTACTATATTAAAGTTCCTAAAAACTCTGGACGTATAAAATTTAATGATCCTAGGAGTGGACCAAAACATGTTTTTCCTAGTAGAAAAAAAGGGATAAAATTACCCGAACACCTGTGGACTGAAGTACACATAGAGCCTATCGAAAATAGAGTTCTTATGTTTCCATCATGGCTAGAACATCTTGTTGACCTTAATGAGTCAAATGATACAAGGATATCAGTAAGTTTTAATTTTACACAACATGGAATCTTTTAAATATAAAGTTATAAAAAAAGCAGTATCATACGAGTTAGCAAACTTTTGTTATAATTATTTCTTGTTAAAAAGAGATGCTGTTAATTTTATGTACCAACATAATATTTTACCTGAGAGCCCATTACATGGCACTTGGAAAGATCAACAAGTTCCAGGTGTATACTCTATTTACGCAGATCAAGTTATGGAGACACTTTTAATGAAAGTGCTTCCTGTTATGAAAAAAGAAACAGGGATGAGTCTTGTCCCTACTTATTCTTATGCTAGAGTTTATGAAACAGGTGCTATATTGAATAGACATAAGGATAGACCAAGCTGTGAGATATCCACCACGCTTAATCTAGGTGGAGATAACTGGCCCATATTTATCGATCCTACGGGGTCTGACAACGTCATAGACGAGTATAAAGGCATACATAAGCCCAATGCACCCAAAGGTGTAAAAGTGGACTTAGAACCTGGAGATATGCTTATGTATTCTGGCTGTGAATTAGAACACTGGAGAGAGCCGTTTGAAGGTCAATTATGTGGCCAAGTATTCTTGCACTATAATCATGCAGATGGAAGGTTTGCAAAGTCCAATTTGTATGATAAAAGACCTATGTTAGGTATGCCTTCTTTCACCCAACAACGTTGATAATCAACGCAATCTAATATAATCTGGAGATCTATGTTACAAAAGGTTAATTTTGCACCTGGTATAAATAAACAACTCACTGCTACCGCTGCTGAAAGTCAGTGGATAGACTGTGATAATGTGCGTTTTAGATACCTCTTTCCTGAAAAAATAGGTGGTTGGAAACAATTAGGCGCTGATAATATTACAGGAGCAGCAAGAGCTTTACATCAATTTACCAACAGCTTAGGTAGAAAATACTCTATTATAGGGTCAAACAGAATTTTATATGCATATTCAGGTGGTGTGTTTTATGACATACATCCTATAAAATCTACAAACACATTATCAAACGCATTTACCACAACTAACGGATCAGCAACTGTTACTATAAATTTTTCAGGTGACCATGGTATTCAAGCAGGAGACATTGTTTTATTAGACAACTTTTCATCTATCACAGGTTCAAACTTTAGTGCATCTGATTTTGATGATATAAGATTCATGGCAACCACTGTGCCATCTTCAAATAAAATTACAATTACTATGCCATCAGCAGAATCAGGATCTGGAGCAACTCAATCTGGTGGTATTAGAGTGCAACATTATTTTAGAGTAGGACCTGATGTACAATCGCAAGGTTTTGGTTGGTCACTTGGATCTTGGGGTGGAAAAGAAGTTGGAGCTTTTACAACTGTTTTATCAGGAGACATAAATTCTTCTACAACAACCATAACATTAAATGATGCATCACAGTTTCCATCATCTGGTACAAACTTTATACAAATAGGAACAGAGGAGATATCTTACACAGGTATATCTACAAACACATTAACGGGTGTAACAAGAGGTGTAAGAAATACAACTGCAGCATCACACACGTCAGGGGCTACAGTTACAAACACCTCTAGTTTTATAGCGTGGGGTGAAGCAGCATCAGGAGACTTAATTGTTGATCCTGGTATGTGGTCCATTGATAACTTTGGTGATAAAGCAATTTGTTTAATTGTTGATGGTGAAGTATTTGAATGGAACTCTGCAGCATCAGACGCCACATCTTCTAGAGCAACTATTATTACTAACGCACCCACAGCGTCAAGACACATGCTTGTATCTACACCAGATAGACACTTAGTATTTTTTGGAACAGAAACAACTATTGGTGATAAGTCTACTCAAGATGATATGTTCATTAGATTCTCAGACCAAGAGGATATTAACACTTATACACCCACGGCAACCAATACGGCTGGCACACAGAGACTGGCCGACGGATCACGGATCATGGGAGCGATTAGAGGTAGAGATGCGATTTATGTCTACACAGATACAGCTTTATTCTTGATGCGTTTTGTTGGTCAGCCATTTACATTTGCTTTTGTGCAAGTTGGAACAAACTGTGGATTAGCAGGTAAGAACGCAGCGGTAGAGGTAGATGGCGCTGCATATTGGATGTCAGAAAACGGTTTCTTTAGATATGCCGGTGCACTAGAATCTTTAACATGTTTAGTAGAGGACTTTGTATATGATGATGTTAACTTAGATTCTGGTAATCAAATGATATCTGCAGGATTGAATAATTTATTTGGTGAGATTATGTGGTTTTATCCAACAGCAAACTCTTCTGTTGTTAACAAAATGGTTTGTTATAATTATCAAGACTCGTCACCACAAAGACCAATATGGACAGTGGGCACGTTAGCTAGAACAGCTTGGGCAGATTCTGCTGTGTTTGGTAAACCTCATGCCATGGAATATGATGCAGATGGTGTTGAACCTGCTACTTCATCTACGTATGTTCAAGGTAATACTGATGGCATTACAACATACTATGAGCATGAAACAGGGACAGACCAAATTAAAGGTGGAACTGTAACAGCGATCACTGCAAACATATTGTCTGGTGATTTTGATATTACACAAAGAGTGGCAAGAGGAGCCACAACAGGTACAGCAGATATTAGAGGGGATGGTGAGTTTTTAATGAAGATAAGAAGATTTGTGCCTGACTTTATATCACAAACGGGTAACACACAAGTTACACTAAACTTAAGAAATTTTTCTAACGATGCTGCAGCCAGCTCATCATTGGGGCCCTTTACAGTAACGTCATCAACTAGTAAGGTAGACACCAGAGCAAGAGCAAGAGCTATAGCTTTAAAAATAGAAAATACAGGAACAAGTCAAGATTGGAAACTTGGTACGTTTAAATTAGATATACAACCGGATGGTAGAAGATAATGAGCACAGCAGGATACATAGGAAAATTAGCTTTAGGCAGTTTAATTAATACAGGTGCTGATAGATTGTTAAATCCCAATAGAACAAACATTAATAAGTTTGTACCACAAAGTGGTTATTTTGGAACTATTGAAGACGAAGACAATAAAGATAAAGGACCAACAACTTTAGGTGGTATAGCTAAAACAGGAATAATGAGTT